GCTGCATTGTTTTCTTCTATCTGATCATTAAGATAAGTTTCTAATAGAGTCTTTAGTCCTGTCTCTACCCGTTCATCTGCGTTATATGCTGTTATCATTTGTTCAACCTATTGAATATATTTCCTATCATAGTAAAGAGAGAGTCTACAAAAGTATCAAAGATCCTTTCAGACTTTACTTCGTTCTGTGTAGCCCCTGCCATTTTATTTCTTGCTTCATCTGATATCCCCGGAATAGCTATGTAAGGATTACTTGCTATACGTACAAAGTTAGCAAAGAAATAATCTACCCCATATTGAAACCGTTCCCGGATCTCTTGGTTCGATAGTGCTTTAAACTCTTCGCTCTTTAGCCCAGTCTTGTTTATAAAGAGCTTTTTATCTTTTGCCTGAATAATAGTAGCACCGGATTCTGTTTCACCCCATTGTCTCAGGTAAGCATGTGGTGCATCATTGGTGAGTTGTCCTTTATTACCACTAACGGTATATCCCATCCCTGCATAAATAGAGCCGGGTTCTGAACTCCAGTTATCCCGACTCAATATTTCCTGCTTTGATGTAGCAACAACTTGCTTCATATATCCACTAAGCGGAACACCTATACTCTTTTCAAACTCAATAACCGCTTGGTCAAAGTGCTTTATCAGATTAGGTATCTCTACGCCACCACCTTTCATATCACACCCTTTTGTCCCATGATCATATCCAGGACATTCTGCGGTACTTCAATCTCTACTTGTTGAAAGAATGAGTTCATACCACTTCCGGTAATACTTCGCTTCCCTACTCCACCAGTTTGTAATCGCTGCTTATTAAAAGAAACCAATTCAACAAGCGCATTGAGAAGAAGATCGTTTATTACCATATCTTCATCTACCTCTGTCCATTCAGTAGAATAGAGCTTGTATGTATTGGTAGTAAGATCCTTCCATACCTGACCACTTTTCGGAGTCTCGGGATCAGCAGTCTGTTGATAGACTAAAGGATAGTTCCCGGCAGTATAAACGATCTGTGTAGTCTTTTGCCATACACCAACGATATAGTCAAGCATATTGATTTCTCTTGAATCAGGTTCATAAAAATAATCATCACCTGCAACAAGTACATCATCATTCTCACCATCCCATGCTCTCGTGGAATCATAAGTTACCGTAGTGATAGCGTGGACATCATCTTGTCTTAGTCTGATAGTAGGACGCATGTCATAAATTTCAGTATAAATTCTATAGATAAGTTGATGACCCATGAGATCAGCAAGACGAATGGAAGCAGCGTTAATGATGTTCTCGACAAAAGCCTTATCATCAACAGAATCATTTTGTTTTGGATCCCAAAGATTATAGACAGCGAAACTGATCAACGCATACTTAGATAACATATTATTTCTCCACGATTACAGATTCTTTCTTCTGGTTCAGCCTTGCTTTCTTTAAGATAGCTTCTTTCTCTTTTGCTAACTCTTCAGCCCGTTCTTTCGCTTTAGCCCTTCGGATAACTCTCTTACGCATTTCATCCTTTGTCATTTTTTCTTCTCCTTCTTCGCTTTATCTTTAGCTTCCTTTTCCAGTTTCTTCTTCTCTTCCTCGATCCTCTTGTTCTGCAGGTCTACGTGTTCTTTAAATCTTCTTGCCATATTGTCCTCCTAAAAAGGGGGAGCATAAAGCTACCCCCTTATTGAATTAAAACTTCTTGCTATTAGCTATTGACATATGCAACAACACCACCCTGGATGATTGAAGCAGCAGTAACATTATTAACACTCAGTATTAACGGTTCATACTTATTGGGGGCAACAAAGTATCCATAGTCAGACGCAAACTCATTCTCGGCATTAGCCGTAAGTACATACTGTGGATGTGAATCACCAACAACTCCAAAGAACCAGATAGGAGCATTTTTCTCTACGATAGCAGAAAATACATCAGTGAAGGTAATAGCAAGAGTTGAAACACTCGCTACCATATTCATCTGATAGGTTCCATCTGCTAGTTTGATAATACAATAGTCGTTCGTGGCTATTGATGCAGGATCCTCAGAGATATTCACTATCGCTTGAGCAGCAGCAGCTTGAGCCGTTGCATACACCTTTTTGATGCTTTGCATTACCGTGAGTACATGTGCGGTACCAAGGGTAAGTACTGATAATCTTTGGATGCAAGTTCTAGCACCGGGACACGGATCGACTTTATCGAAAATTGCGGTATTGAAAGCCTCTGTAGCTTGGTCTACAATACCAAGCTTTCTTAGAAATGCATTATACATATTCTACTCCTTTAGTTTTTTAGCTTAACGAGTAATGAAGCCAGAGGTCTTACAACCTTAAACCCATTCCTTATTCGCCATCGGGTGAAGTTCTCACCATATTCTAAGTTATAATGTGTAGCATCAAACTGTCTTACTTCTAAGCCCTGTCTCTCTCCAACCCAAAGGTTGTTAGAATTTGCATATGCCATAAAAGTATCACCAGGGGCAAGCTCTTCATTAGACGGCATTACATGTGCTTCAATGTATGGCTTTCCTGCCAACATCCCAGGTTTTTCTCCGGTAGGTGGAGTCCAAAACATATAGTCACCCATACCATTCTGCATCTTCATTAGTTCAACCAGTACCGATTCATTGAGAATCCAAGAACCACCATCTCTATCCATTCGTGCAATCTTCAAGAGTGCAGTCATGAGTTCATCAGGGAATACTCCATTTACCGTAGAAGAATCTACCGTATAGGTTTTTATATCATCGGTATGTAACAGTCCATCATACTCAACACCTACGGTATCAACATTATTAGTAAGCACATTCTTATCAAAATCTTCTGCGAACGCTTCCATAAAACATTCTGACATCAGAGCTTCAAGTGATTCATTTACCTGCAGATCATCTTTGAATTCATCAATCCAAGGAATATAAGCAGCAAGGGTCGTAGCCTGAAGTGTTACTCTTGCACCAAAAGTTGGACCATCTGTAGCAGCAGCAAGAGGTGTGGTAGAGGACCAGGTAGTACCGGAAGAGGTAGCAGCGGTTCGGGTAAAAGCAAAGGTTCTTGCTGAGAGATACGGAAAGGAAATCTGGGGAGCAAGCATAGGAAGTCTGCGAGTGAAACCCATCATATCTGAAATTTCTGCAGTGTATTTCAGGAGTTCACGTTCATAGATTGGGTTGATAGTATACCCTGCATTTGTACCACCGGGATCCAGTGGGGTATCATCGAGAGCAGCTTTGTCTATCATGTTACTACGAATTGTTTTTTCTTCAACAAAAGATCCAGGGAAGATTACATCTTTCAGGGAAGCTCGGCCTTCTTCTGTTTTGAAAGCATCGAATCCATACATTGCATACATAGCTGCCTGAGTGATAGCTTTGTATACATCTTTTCTCGTCAGTTCTTTTTTTGGTTGTTTGAACAGAGCGATTTCTTTGCGAAGAGTTTTCATCTCTTCATCAATTTCTTTGAATACACCCTTGTACGCTTCTGGCATATCCGTTACAAACTTCGACACATCCTGTATAAACTTTTCTTGGCCTGCCATATATTCAGTAAGATCTTCGGCAGAGCTTCCGAGCTTAGATATACTTTGCAGTTTCAGTCCAGCTTCAAGAATAGTCTTAGCTTGTGCTAGTAATTTCTCAAACTCATTCATAAAATACTCCTATTAATTTATTTGCATATACTGTTGCATTACAAACTATTTGCTTGACGTTGCTGTACTGCTGCCACAATCTCACCTAACAAATCATTACCTGATTTACCAGTTATTTCGTTTGTATTTTCAGTATGACCCTGCTTTATTAATTCTGTCAATGCTAAAAGCTGTTCATTTATGGTTTTTATCTCCTTATACGGGGATAATATCACAGAATCCTGTACCAAAGCTCTCGGATTAGCCGGAACATTACAGATTGAGAACTCATACAGCTCCTGTTTCTCGAACTCTAACCATGCAGGATCTTCCGGATCATCAATAAATCTCCAGCTCTTCGGCATGAAGCCCACACTTCCAGCTCTGATGATACCTTTGGCAACCTTCTCACCTATTGACCAACCAAAATGATCAGTTACTTTATCGATAAATACTACTACCCCAGAAAGATTATCACCTTTCGTCAAGCTCTTTACTATGCCAATAGCAGGTCTACTCTTATCATGACCCCACAAGAGGACAGGATTCTTCTTAAAGTTAGCTATATCCCACCCTTTGGTAAGTATTCTCTCTTCATCACGATCTAGCTCACCATCACTGAGAATCATGTTGACCGCAAATGCATCTTCTTCACCTTCGGTTTTTGTGGCATCGAGTAGTCCACCTTTGAATATCTCTACCGGATCTTGAATCACATTGTCTTTAGATATATCCTTGAATATCCTAATCCCTTCTTCTCTACAGCTAATATCATAGCTCAACTGCTTTTCGTGTCCTAATAATTTTACTGTTATCATTCCTCCACTCCTTGTTTTGGTTTATTTACAGGTGGTTTATCTCCCCAATCTACTGGGTCTTGACCACGCCTTGCTCTAATCTCATTAATAGTTACTACACCGGTAACTATATCTTCATTTTCCATCTTATGTACTTTAATGGTGTCCTCTTGCAGTTCTGCTACGTTCGATAAGTCGAACTCTCCAGAGACATCACGATAGCCAAGAGCAGAGAAGAACTGTCTATTGATCTCTCCGCTCCAATATTTGAGTTGCGGGATGATGGTCTGTGAGAATAACGCACGATACTGTTCGTTACTATCTTTCCCGGATAACGCAGTCTTGCCTGTCTCAGCGTTGAGCACCTTCAAGGGAATTCCATACGCAGCGGTAATAGCTGATCTATTCCAGTCCATCAGATCTATATACTTGATTAAGTCCTGAGAAAGTACCTGCACATCAGATCCACCACCAAGAACTGCTACCCTTGAACCACCACTGGGTCTGTTATACGAGCTATTCCAGTACTTGATAGCCTGTGCAGCTTGCGGTTCGGTCAATCTAAGTTTGTTTTTGATCAGCACATCCGGAACTGCACCGGAACGTAAGGCATCTAAGTGACCATCAGTGATCAATTTGTCCTGTTTTAATAGACTCATGCCAGCAGCATACAAAGGAAATACCCCACGTTCGGGGTTATAAATGTTGGGAAGTTTGATATGTAAGAACTGACCCTTCATTAATTGTACGTATTCACCCTTTCCGGTAGTAAAATAGTACTTAGTTTCTCCGTTCTCTTTCTTGGTGTAGACTTTCCGTGGATCTAAGACGGTAATCTGGTCAGGAGCCATGAAACCTTTCTCCCATACCCAAAAGAATTCTCCTTCCCACCACCACCACATAGCAGTTTCCATAAACAAAGTAGAAGAAGGAGTGTTACCCCCGGTCTCGTCAAATATATCATCAAAGGGAGTTGGACCCTGTACCCCGTTGTTATACAGTTTGTAATCTCCACGCATAACACAACGCATCAGCACGTTTACACAATTATGTACCCAGATATGATTCTTTACATTTCCCTTCCCTTGATCCTCAGCAAATGGACCATTGAGTAATGCTAATGTAGATCTCTCTGCTAATGTTCCTGTTTTTTGTATCGTTAAAACACCACCTTCCCGGGTGATCTCTCTGCCAAATAGTCTAAAGCTACCCATATACTATTACCCCTCCATCCTCAAGATCTATCACCGCCATAGTACATACATCAGGGGCATCATCGTATTCATTTCCACCACTACGTTGATAACTGGTAAGGTGTTCATGAAACAAAGGCCATCGTGAAGCCCAGTCTTTGGGAAAAATCAGCTTAGTTTGTACTTGTGCATTGTTCGTAATTATTCTCGTATGCTTATTAGAAGAATTCAGTTCCCATTCGATTACTGTTTTTCCACCACGCCTGATAATCTGATCCTCAACATACAGACCAAACCCCTTTCCCCCATTATTAGACTCTATCTTCATCCTGTCAACGTCATTTGCTATCAACCAGTCAACATAAGTACTTCGATAGGCTTCAACATCATCTTGTGTATAGAAAATATCCTTGATCAACATAGAGGATCCTGCATCAGTAGAAAACGTCGGACCGATAATAGCAGCAAAGAAATCTGTACCGGTATCAGCATAGTCTGTCCATCCTTCTATCATTGCACCATCGGTATCATCTTTGTAATCATCAATGTGGGTGTATACCATGAAGTTTCGGTACAGTTTGCCCTTGGTATCCTTCACATTCTGCTGGTAATTTGCACTAAATACATCCACATCAGTGAGATCCATACGCTCAAGATAGGTAGTATAGCTCATTAAGGTAGGACAAAGCATCTCTTTTTTCTCTACATTATAGACAGGCATGACCAAAGAGTAGTAAGGTTTATGCCCTTTCTGCTGGTAATGATCCATTAATCGCTGTATAAGATCTCTTCTCGGCCAACGAGTGTGGTTTATGATAGTCTTTCCACCCTCTTCCATCCTACTTAACAAGGTATCAGTAAACCATTTCCAGGTTTTCTTGCTCTCGTTATCGTTTAACGCTTCCTCTGCGTTCTTTACCGGATCGTCTATGATAAGCGTATCACATCCCTTACTCGTTACCGACCCACCTTTCCCGGCAGAGATGAAGTTGAAGTACTGTCCGTCAAGCGCCCACTTCGATATAGCTTTGTTGTCAGCTTGGAGTTTTTCGTCAAAGAAATCAGTAAAGATGTATTCAGAAGGGTCTATCTTCTCTGCAGAAATCCCATCTCGTATGAATCTACTCGTATCACCTGCAGTATCATCGTTGTATGAGGTGTACATATACTTATATATCGGGTTATTTCCTAATGTCCATTCACAAAACTTCGTCAATGTCCGGGTCTTTCCATGTCTCGGTGGCATCATAATGTATAATTGCTTACATACATCAAGCCCTATCCCTTCACAGTCTATGATAACCCACGGTCCATTGCCATATCTTACGATCCTGTTCTCGTGAAATGCCTGTAAACTGTCACACAATAACTTTAAATGTACTCGATCAGTAAAGTAAAAATCAGGAGACGTGAGCTTACAGTAGTCCCAAAAACTCTTCTTACCTTTCTGTATCCTCAACAACCGTAACTGATTTAATCGCTCAGCCCTTTGGTTAAGCTCCATCACTGATCATCCTTTGCTCTTCAAGCTCAAGCTCTGCTACCGTGAAATGCTCATACGGATTGTCCGGAACCACACTACCGATCTCTACCTTTGGTTTGTGTCCACTATAGTCAGCAAAGAACCGTAAGATATCTAACTTCATCTTTACATCATCACTTACCATAAAATCTGTCGCTATGTCCTGCATCATGTATTCTAAAAACTTCCCCTTGAATACCGCCTTCTGACCCTCCGGAAGATTCTTATACTTCGGTAACTTCATAACCTCTGCTTCAAATATCCTGTCTATCGCTTCCTTTACTACATTCTTCTTAGCCATTCCACTATCCCCCTATCCCCTACACTACATCCCTTATTACCCTGTGTCAAATACATCAACTCGTTTTTTCTCAAATTTTCTCGGTACAACGAACTTAATGGTGACGAGATATACCG